ATGCCGCGCAATCCTCGTTATCTTCTAAACCGTGATGGCAGATACTTTGCTAGACTCACGGTGCCCGAACACTTGCGGAAAGTCGTCGGAAAGCGAGAGTTTCGGGAGCCACTCGGGCCGGATCGCAGAGAAGCCCTGAAATTACTTCACGGCGCAGTTGCCAAGATTCAGCACGAGATTGCCCAAGCTGAGCGGCAAATCGGGGTAGGGCAGGCGCAAGCCGTCTCGGTGCGCTATCCGCTGACACCGGCCCAGATCGCCCAGAGCCACTACATGCAGCGGCTGGCCTTTGACGATGAGCTTCGCAACGATCCGCGTTATGCGGCGGTGGGTATTGATGACCTTCTTGTCAGCCGGTATCGCGAAGCCGTGGCAGGTCGGGCCGACGATGTAGAGCTAGGCGCACTGGTGGGTGCGCAGATCGAACGCTTCCGGGCCGCTGGTAATTTGGACGCGGAGGCGGGAAGCCCAGAGTGGCGAGAAATTGCACGTGCCGTATGTCATGCCGAGTTAGAGTCGCTGGCACGGGCTGTAGAGCGCGACGAAGGCGATTTCAGCGGCACACCAAGCTCACCGATTATCAGGGATACCCAGCCGCCAGAGAACGCGCCCGAGCCGGTTAGCCTCAAAAAACTCTGGGCTGACTACATTGAAAGCCGGGTGCAAGCTGGGTTCATGCGCGATAAGGGCAAGCGGTTGCGGCCAGTTGCAGAGAGCCTGCGCAAGTTTCTAAAGCATGATGATGCGCGGCGGGTGACGAAAAAGGACTTGCTGGCGTGGCGCGACCACCTGATGAAATCCCTATCCGCCAAAACCGTAAACGACATTTATCTGTCTGGTGTTAGGTCACTGTTTGCTTGGGCCACCGATAACGACCGCATTCCTGAGAACGTCGCCGCGAACGTCAAGCAGCCCAAACCTAAGAAGGTTTACGGCAGGGAACGCGGCTACACTGACCCAGAGGCCAGGAAGGTGCTGAAAGCCTCACGCAACTATCAGCCGAAGGCAGATGAATTCGGACGGGTTCGGGAATCTGACAAAATGGCAAACATGAAGCGCTGGGTGCCGATCATCTGCGCTTTCACAGGGGCGCGTGTCTCTGAGATCACACAGCTTCGAAAAGAGGATATTCGCAAAGCAGACGGGCAGTGGGTGGCGCGGATCACGCCTGATGCCGGGACCGTTAAGGCAGGGGGCTATCGCGATGTTCCTCTGCATCCGCAGATCGTAGATGAGGGGTTCCTAGAATTCGTCAAGGACGCTGCAATCGGCCCATTGTTCCACAATTCCACTGAACCAGAGAAGTTCCAAAGAGCGGCGGTTATTGTATCTAACAAGTTGTCGGATTGGCTTCGCGAAAGTGAGTTGACCCCGACCGGGCTGCAACCCAACCACGCTTGGCGGCACCGGCTCAAGACGCAGTGCCGTGAACTGGGGATTTCAGATCGTGTAGTCGATGCCATTCAGGGGCATGCTGGGAAGACGGCAGGCGACAACTATGGCGACGTGACGCTCAAGACCAAGATCGACGCGATCAATAAACTGCCCGAATACCTTCTTGAATAGAGGTCTCGTCGCACGTTTTTCTGTTCCGCTACAATCCGATGAAGGACTTGAAGGCTAAGAGTCCAGCAGGTGCAGCTGAAATCCCGTATGAAATGGCTTTCTCACCAACTGCCTTTATGGCTTCAGCGGGCATGGCTTTGACGGCAGCGATCATTTGCGACTTCATATCTGGGTCGCCGTCCCCATTTTGAATTTTTTCGAGAAGCAGTGCCCTAAGAGTTTCATCATCAAACCGGATTGTCACAACTCCAAGGATAGAAGAGAGACCACCATCGTCCGCCAGAAAATCCAGACCTGCGGCAGTGATCGTTCCTGAAGTGGGCAAGGGGTAGGGGTCATCCAACGTTGGATGCCAGTTGCAAGCGATCAAACCGTGTTCGTGCAAGTATGCCAAATTCACTTTTAGCATGTTGTCACTTTGCTCGCCGAATGTAGCTTTGATGCGGCTCGCTGCGGGGTAGTCGTTGGCCATTTCTTGCAGAATGTGATGTTGAAAGCCTCTATCAAGTAGTTCGCCCATCTGTGTTCCTCCGAATTTCCTCTTTGGATCAAAGCTATGTTGGAACACTGGAAACTAAAAGGGTGTCCTCGGGTGCCGGACATCAAAGTTGCTCCGGTGCGGCTATCAATAAGTTTTGTTATAAAGTAACATTCCCCTTTCGCTGTAAACATAAGTGTGGTATTTGTGCAACACTTACGATTTCGCAGTGGAACACATGGCCTTTCAGAAGATCAAAAATGCACTTGGGCTTGGCACCGAAGAAAAGGCGCTGACCCTGACCGACCCCGACACCCTGAGCTTGTTTGGGGTGCTACCCACCGCGTCCGGCGTTTCCATCGATCCCGGCAACGCTATGCGCGTTCCGGCCGTAGCCTGCGCAGTCGGGCTTATCTCTGAGACCATCGGCGCGCTGCCGGTCAAACTCTATGAGCGGGACAGTAAATCGGCGCTCACTGACCACCCGGCCTATCGCCTTGTGCATGACGAGGCAAACGAGTGGACAAGTGCCGCAGAGCTGCGCCGTGATCTGACCCTTGATGCCCTTTTGCACGGGGCAGGGCATGCACAGGTGATCCGCACCGGCGACGGCACCCCCTATGAGCTGCACCGGCTGGAACCCGGCTCTGTTCAGCCCGACAAAGAAACAGACGGCGAACCCTTCTACCGTGTCACCACAGACGCCGGGCAGGTTCGTCTTTCCTATCGAGATGTGCTGCGCATTGAGGCGATTGGCGGTGTGTCACCGATCACGCTGGGCAAGAACGCAATCGCCCTGGCGTCCGGCTTCGAAAACCATATCAGCACGTTCTTCAAGAATGGTGGCCGCCCCTCTGGTGTTATTAAAACACTGAAATCCATGACGCCCGAGACTAAGAAGGCATTAGCCGAGAATTTTTCCAAGTCACATAGCGGCGACAATTCCGGAAGCGTTGCTATTTTTGACGAAGGGATGGAATACATCCCGCTTACCGTTTCCCCCGCCGATGCCCAGTTCGCCGAAAACCGGCTAGAACAGATCAGGGAGATCGCACGTGTATTCCGGGTGCCACCCACCATGCTTTTCGAGCTGTCGCGTGGCACATGGTCGAACACCGAGGAAATGGCCCGGCAGTTCATGCAGATCACGCTTAAGCCGTGGCTGACCAATTGGAGCTGGGCCTATGCCCGGTGCCTGTTGACCCCCGAGGAACGCAAAGAAGCCTACCTTGAGGCCGTTACGGATGACCTGCTGACCACCGACACGGCAGCCCGTGCCGCTGCATACGGCCAGTATCGCAGCATGGGCTCTATCACCGCCAACGAGGTGCGCGCCGGGCTGAACCTTCCGCCCATGCCCGGCGGCGACACGCTGGACAATCCACACATCACAACCCCCGACAACCGCAGCAAGGACAACGCAGCATGAAGTTGACGCACACCGCCTTTTTTGGTGACGGCGAACACACGTTCGCGCTCACCGATGACATGATCACCGAACTTGAGCGCATTGCCGATCTGGGCTTTGGCGCGTTCTATCTGCGCTCAATCAACATGCAGTTCAAGCTTTCCGATTTGGTTGAGGTGATCCGCCTTGGCCTGATCGGTGGCGGCACCACCCCGGAGAGGGCCGCGCAGCTCACTGACACTTACGCCCGGAACCGCCCGATTGACGAGCTGTATCCGTTGGCGTTCGACATTTTAGATGCGCGTTGGGGGTGGTGCCGCTGAAGATGAGGAAGTCCCGATTGCGTAAGGTCTATCTGCATGGCGCTCTGACGCAGCACGGCGAGTGTCACAGCTTTGACGTTCTGACGGCAGGCGATGCGATTGCTGCGCTTGTCGCTAACTTCCCACCTATCATGGAAGACCTGCGTAAAGGCTCATGGGTGATCCTGCGCGGTGATCCTGAAACGGGTATCGCTCTGGATGAAGACGCGGTGGCCGGGATGCAGCTTGGTGATGCCGATCTGCACATCATGCCGGAAATCGTAGGTGCAAAGAACGGCAACGGTGCCCTGAAAGCAATTCTTGGCGTTGCTCTGATCGCTATTACTGCCGGTGGCGCAGCGCCTTTTCTCGCAAATCCTATCATGGCTGGTGCTGGTGCAACATGGAGCAACGCAGTCGGTCAGATGGGCGTCGCGATGGCCCTGACTGGCGTCTCTCAGATGCTCGCCCCTGAGCATGAGAGCGCAGACGAAGAAAAGAGCTACACGTTCACTGGCCCTGTATCGAGCCACGGGCAGGGCCAGCCAATCCCAGTCGTTTACGGCGAAGTGATCACCGGCGGTGTTCTCGTCTCCGGCGGCATTGATGCCGATGGGTTGGAGTCCGTCACCGAAGCTCCGGTCGAGAGCAGAGACCCCTCCGACATCTTCGGAGGTAGATTTAACTGGAGTTCTGGACCGCAACAACATGACTGACCGTATTGAAATCAAGGCGGCGCTGGCCGTCACTGACGACGCAGGCACCGTAAGTGGTGTCGCATGGCCCTTTTCGCCCGACTCGGTAGGGGACGTGATTGAGAAGGGCGCATTCACCTTCCCGGCTTCCCTGCCGATCTGCATGGAGCATGATCAGGGGCAGGTTGTCGGTATCTGGGAAGACTTCACTGAGACCGAGCGCGGTCTTGAGGTGAAGGGCCGTTTGTTTGTCGAAGGCATTGACCCGGCACAGAAGGCGCACCGCCACCTTAAAGCCGGTGTAATCACCGGCCTTTCCATCGGCTTCAAGCATGGCGGTTATGAAAAGCGTCCGGAAGGCGGGCGCACATTCAAGGCCGTCACCGTCACTGAAATCTCCCTCTGCAAACGCCCGGTTCATCCCGCCGCGCGTGTCACAGAGGTGAAAGCAACCCCCAAGCCCCTCAAGGAGACCCCCAACGTGGAAAACGAGAAAATCGAAAACGAAACCGAACCGAAGGCCGCACCCCCGGCCAATGACACGCCGCAGGTACCCCAGATCGACACCAAAGCGTTCACCGAGATCAAAGACCGGCTGGACCGGCTGGAAGCCAAAGGCAACCGTCCTCAGATCACCGGCGCTGCCAACCCGGTCATGCCTGCCGAAGAGGTCAAGGCATTCACCCACTACCTGTCCACCGGCGAGAAGAAAGCGCTGACCACGGCCAGCGATACCGCAAACCACATCCTTGCCCCCGAGGACGTGAGCGGCGAGTTCATTCGCAATCTGGTGGAATACAGCCCCATTCGCGGCATTGCTGATGTGCGCACCACCGGCGCAGCAAACATCATCCTGCCGAAACGCACCGGGATCACCAATGCCGCATGGGTGGGTGAAACCGACGCCCGGACGGGCAGCGAACCGACCTTCGATCAGTCGGAAATCGCGGTGAAAGAAATCGCCACCTTTGTGGATATGTCTCTTCAGCTCGCTGAAGACAGCGCCAACGTTCTGAGCGAAGTAAATCTCGCCCTGGCTGAAGACTTCGGCCAGAAGGAAAACGTGTCGTTTGTCAGCGGCAACACCGCCCTTGAGCCTTCAGGGTTCATGGTAGATGCCAACATCGGCGAGACTGTCGCGGCTGCCGCTGCCGCAATCGACGCGGATGAGCTGATCGCGCTCATGTATGCGCTGCCGGCCACTTACCGGAATGCAGGCACTTGGGTCATGAACGGCCAGACCCTTGCCGCCATTCGCACGCTGAAAGACGGCCACGGCAACTATCTGTGGCAGCCGTCATATCAGGCAGGTCAGCCAGAAACCATTCTGGGCCGCCCGGTGGTTGAAGCCGTGGACATGCCGGACATTGGAGCAGGCGCAGAGCCGATCATGTTTGGCGACTTCAAGCGCGGCTACCGCATCTATGACCGCCTGTCGCTGGCTGTTCTGGCTGACCCTTACACTCAGCGTGCAAACGGCCTGATGCGTTACCATGCGCGCCGTCGTGTCGGTGCTGGTGTGGTGCGTCCTGACGCCTTCCGCAAGTTGCAGATGGCAGCCGCGTAACCATGAAACCGCAGCTCGCATGTGATGCAATCGCACTGGAATACGGCGGCAACGCCGTGTTCTTGCGTCCGTCTTTGCGGGCTGCACTCCACCTTGAGCGCTTGCATGGTGGCTTCCCGGAGCTGCTGCGCAAGATCGAGGAATTCGACACACTGACAGTTTGGCAGGTGATCACCGCCACAGCCGGGAAAGAAGCCGCTGACAAGCTGTTCAGCTACGCGGCCACTCAGCCCTTGTCAGGTTTCTATCACGTTGCCCAGAAACCGCTTCATGATCTGGTTTGGGCGTTTATCCCCAAATCCCCGGAAGATGAAAGCGCTGCAACAGCGGAAGCTGACCGGACGCCGTGGTCTGAGGTCTTCAAAGAGCTGTATGGTTTCGCTACCGGGTGGCTGGGCTGGACGCCGGAAACTGCATGGAACGCCACGCCGCAGGAAATCACCGACGCCTTCAATGCCCATATTGCCAAGCTCAAGGCCATTCACGGTGAGGCAGAGGAAACCAACCCCGGCCAGAGCGAAGAACAGCGCAAACAGAACGCCGAGCTGGGCCTTGATCCTGAGTTTGATCGAGCAGGGCTTGCGGCGCTGAAAGAGCTGTCAGCAATGCGTGAGGGGATGGCTGCCTAATGCCGAAACCACCCCATATCTGCACATGCGGTCAGATCGTGCCCCATGGTGAACGCTGCGCCTGTCAGATCAAGCGCACCCGTGAACGCAACAAACGCCATGACGCCAAGCGCCCCAGTGCCGCCCGGCGCGGCTACAATCGTGCGTGGCGCAAAGCCCGTGACGCCTTTCTCAAGATCAATGATCGCTGTGCTTGGCCCGGCTGTGGCGCACCTGCGACCACCGTTGACCACATCAAGCCCCACCGTGGCGATGATCGGCTGTTCTGGGATCGCACCAACTGGCAGCCCCTTTGTGTGCCCTGTCACAATCGACACAAGCAACGGCAGGAACGCAGCACATGAGTATCAATTCTGAAAAGGCTCTGTGGCAAGAGGTTCTTCTCTTGCAGGTTGATGATGCTCTACTGGGTGCGACCGGTGCGAACACGCGCAAGCATCGTATTGTTCTGATCGACAAGGCACGCGCCTATCTCACCACTCCGTCGTCTGATCTTGAAACAGTGTGCACACTTGCCGGTATAGACATGGCCGCACTGATTGAGGCCATGCGCGCGAAGATCGCCAATGCCCCCAGCCCAACCGAATTGGCTAGCCGCCGCAAGGCAAATGCTGCCACGCTACGCAAGCGCCCTAAGCAACCTCAGCCGAAACGCGTAAAGATCGCAGACAGGCCGATAACCTTCAACGGAACCACGTTGACAATCCAGCAATGGGCAGACCGCACCGGCCTGACTGCCATGCAAATCTATTCGCGCTTGCGCCAAGGCTTCACTGTTGAACGCGCACTTACCCAACCGATGAACAAGCGCAATCGCGGATGGGGTGCGACTGGTGCAGCCAACGTCACACATGCACCGGGGGTGGGTTCCAACTTTGGGCGCTTAGAGGGGACCGGCGGGGGGAGGTCCGCACAAGACAGACCGAAAATAAGTTTTTCATCGAATGAGAAGGTTGAAGCATGACCGCAACAACATCCCTTAGCCTGCTGAAATCGCAGCTTAACCTTGACCATGATCTTGATGACGCCCTGCTTGCGCACAAGCTGGACGCCGCCGAAATCTGGATCGGCCACCACACCGGTACAGCCTTTGTAGCTGGTAACGCCGTGCTGACAGAGGCCGCATTACAGCTCGCCGCCTACTGGTATGAACAGCGCGAAACGGCCAGTGACGTGACCATGCGCCCGGTGCCGTTCGGCGTCTATGAGCTGCTTGCCCCGTATCGTGAACAGGTGACAGGTTATGTCGAAGCATAAGAGCCTTACCCAGCAATCCAAAGAACTTGAAAAGCGCCTTTTGGCTATCCCGGAAGTCGTTCGTAAGGGTGTGCAACCGGCGCTGATCAAAGGCGCAGAAGAAACCGCTGCAATCGCGCGCGCATTGGTGCCCGTGGAAGAAGGCGACCTGAAAGAGTCCATCACCGTGACTGAACCCGGCCACACCACCCCGGCTTACGCAGAGGGCGGCGGTAAACGCACGGCTAGCAGCAATCAGGCGCTGGTGACTGCCGGAAATGAAAACGTGCGCCACGGCCACTTGCAGGAGTTCGGCACCGTCAAGCAGGAGGCCCAGCCCTTCATGCGTCCGGCTGCCCGGCTGGTAAAACCGAAAGCGCAGCGCCGTATCAGTCGCGCCATTGGGCAGGCAATCAAGAAAGCCGCAGAGGGGAAGGCATGATCGACCCCAGCCTTGAGTTTCAGACCGCAATCCGGTCGCAACTGATTACAAATCAGTCTGTGAGCGCCCTTGTGCCTGCCGATCATATCCGGGCTGGTTCGACGCGTCCGGATAAACTGCCTACCATCATCATGGCAGAACCACAGCTCATCAATCTGGGTCGCGTAAGCAGCGACCAGTATCTCACGCGCGTTTATGTCGACCTGCATATCTGGGCACTGGAAGACGGGGCAGACATGGCCCGGCAGATCGGTGCAGCGGCGTCGGTCGCGCTTTGGGATGCCCCGAACAGCGACACGGTAGGCATTGATGCCTATGAGCGCCCCAGCTTCGCGTTTACGCGCGACCCTGACCCGGAGCGGGCCTACTGCCACGGCGTCGGCACCGTGGAAGGTGTGATCAGGTGGAGGGTGTGAGCATGATGAAAGCAGGTAAGCTTGATCGGCAGATCACCATCACGCGTGAAACTGAGACCGTGGCAGCGTCCGGTGCCGTGTCGAAAGCATGGGCCACCGTGGCGACTGTCCGCGCAGAGCTAGTGCAGCGTAGTGCCGACGAATACCTGGCTGGCTTCGGTGAAGCCGATACGCGCGGTGCGGTGTTCCGCATACGGTATCTGGCCGGGATCACCACCGCAGACCGTGTGACCTTTGATGGCGCGACATATGACATTGACGAAATCGCGGAGCTGGGCCGAAGACGCGGCCTTGAGCTGCGCTGTTCACAGGTGGCGGCATGAGCGTGCATTCGCGCGGCGTAAAGCCGCCCCTTTGCCCTGACAATGACGCCCTGACCAAAGCGCCGCCGGTGCCGAAATACCTTTCAGCCCACGCCAAGGCTGAGTGGAAGCGGATCATGCCGCAGCTTATCGGGCGCAGGATCATTACCAAGGCCGATCTGGCCGGTGTGGAGAACTACTGCGCGGCGGTAGGTGCAGCACGCACAATCGCTGACACTATGAGCGCTGGGGCCTTGCCTGATCTGAAAATGGGTGGCCTGCAAATCCGCTACATGCAGACTGCGCGTCAGCTTGCCGCCGAATACGGCCTGACCCCGACAAGCCGCGCCCGGATTGGTGCTGGACTGCCGGATGATGACGACGAAGTGAACCCCCTGAAAATCTGAAAATGACCGAGCCTAGCACATATCCGCATTGGTTGTTTGATGGCAGCACAATCCCTGATCCGCTTGGTCATGGTGAACGTGCGGTTCAGTTCTTGCGTGCGCTCAAACACCCAGCCAGTAAAGCGCCTAAGCGCGCATTGCAGCTTGCCGACTGGCAGGAAAGAATCGTGCGGCGCATCTATGGCCCTGTTGATGCTGATGGCGAGCGGATGGTGCGCGAGGTTTTTCTGATGATACCGCGCGGCAACCGCAAGACTTCGCTGGCAGCGGCGCTTTCCATTCTGCACCTGCTTGGGCCGCAGCGTGTGCCCGGTGGGCAGATCATTTTTGCCGCTGCCGATCGCAAGCAATCCTCCATCGGCTTCGCGGAAGCCGCGAAGATCGTGCGTGAAGACCGGCACCTTGTTCAGGCCACCAAGATTTATGATCCAACGAACGCGCCCAAGACCATCAAGTCCATGATTGACGGATCTACCTTGGAGGCAGCATCCAGCGATGGCAAGGCGATGCACGGCACAACACCGACATTCACCTTGATAGATGAAATCCACGCATGGCGCAGTTCTGGCCGTGATCTTTGGGAAGCGTTGCAATCAGGCATGGCGAAGCGCCCCGGTGGTTTAACCGTAATTGCCACCACTGCGGGAAGGGGCCGCGAAGGTTTGGCGGCGGAGCGTTACGCATACGCGCGGAAGGTTGCGCTGGGTGAGATAGACAATCCGTCATTTCTTCCGGTCATCTTCGAACCTGAGAAGGATGACGACTGGCAGGACGAAGCACTTTGGCACAAAGTTAACCCCGGTTTGTCGCTGGGTTTTCACGACTTCAAGAAGCTGCGAAACGACGCCAAAGAAGCACTGGACAACCCGTCAAAGCGCTACGAGTTTCAGCAATACAACCTGAACATTTGGCACGGGAACAGCCGTGATCCGCTGTTCAATTTCGAGACATATGACGCACACAGGTTTCCTGATGAGGAAACCGACCTTGAAGCGCTGCCTTGCTATGTGGGTGTTGACTATGCCCAGAGCGGCGACCTTGCCGCCGTTGTGGCAGCATGGCGTTTCCGGGATGGCCAGATTGCAATCAAACCGTGGTTCTTTGTCGCCGGAGAGGGATTGCAGGAACGCGAGCGGTTGGAGGGCGTGCCCTATCAGCGCTGGATTGATGACGGATATATCACTGCAACTGAAGGGCCAGTAATCCCACAACAGGAAGTGCAAGACCTGATCCGTGAAATCTGTGCCAGGCACAGCGTTGAACAGATCGCTTATGACCCGTGGAAATTTCAGGTGGCGGCGATGGAGCTGCACGACGAAGGTTTGCCGATGGTCGAGATGAGACAGGGACCGGCCACAATGGGGCCTGCCGCCGGTGAACTGGTGCGTGCCGTGAATGGCCGCTTGATCCGGCATGACGGCAACCCGGTGCTGCGCAATCATTTTGCCAGTGTGGCGGCTGTGACAGGCGATACAGGCAATATCCGCATGACCAAGGCCGACCCGAAGCACGACCACATCGACGGGGCTTTTGCAGCGACAATGGCAGTCAGTCGTGCGGTGGCCGGTGAAACAAACCGCAGTCAGTATTCCGGCGAGTGCGCCGAAATCTTCGTATTCCAATGAGGTAAGAGCAATGAATGAAGCAGACCTTCCCGGACTCATTACGGTCCTAGAGGCCCGAGTAGACAAGTTCGAAAAGGGCTTCGCTCGCGCTAACCGGGTGCAGCGCAGATCGGCTGCACAGATGGAACGCCGGGCCAAGCAGTCGGCAGACCGGTTGCGCAATACATATGGTAAAATGGGTGATGGAGTAGCGGCGGCGTTCAAGAAACTGGCCCTGCCGGTTCTTGGTGCCGCTGGTCTGGGCGGCCTCACCAGAGAAGCATTTCAGGCAACAAAATCCATCGCGCAGCTTGGCGACGAAGCCAAACGGGCAGGGGTGCCGCTCGAGGATTTTCAGGAATGGAAATTCGTCGCGGAACAGAACCGCATCGGCATTGATGCAATGGTTGATGGCTTGAAAGAGCTGAACCTGCGCGCAGACGAATTTGTTGTCACCGGAAAGGGACCGGCTGCCGAGGCCTTTGCCACTTTGGGCTATGGCGCTGACGAACTTCGCGAGAAGCTAAAAGACCCGTCTGACCTGCTTTTGGAAATCTTCGAGCGTTCGCGGCGTTTGAGCCGGGCAGGGCGCATTCGTGTGGCAGATGAGATATTCGGCGGCACCGCTGGCGAGCGCTTTGTTGAACTCATGGGCCGCAGTGACGAACAGTTGCGCCAGACCATCGACCGGGCGCATGAGCTGGGCCTTGTGCTGGGTGACGATGTAGTTGCCAGCGCTGACGAGGTTAGCCGCAAATTCGACGAGCTGACGACGCGCATATCCACATTCGGAAAGAAGGTGGCCGTCGCCGTCGCGGACGGGATTGCCGAAGCTGCCGATCTGCGCGCCAAGCTGGATGAGATTTTCAAAGATGAAGCGCAGGGCCGCGCCGTTCTGGGTGATGAGCTATACGACGCATTTGCCGCGAACCGCGATGCCGTTGACGAGACAGCCGACGATATTGCCCGGCTGAATGCCGCACACAATGGCCTTGTCGAAAGCACAGACAAGACCGCAGCCGCAATGCTGAGTGCATCAAATCTGGCTCGCTCATATGGCTACGATGAAGTTGCAACTGATCTGGCAGGCACCGCGGCTGAAATGGTGGTGCTTGCTGACGAATTCAGCAATGGCAGCCTTTCCAGTGAAGACTTCGCGACCAAGCTGGACGAAGTGCAGAAATCGGCGTCTGGTGCGTTCGACAAGTTGGATGAGGCCGACAAGGTAGATTTCAGCTTGGCTATCTCGGAAGTGGCCCGGCTGGGTGGTGCCTTGCAGACCGTTATCGGGCTTGCATCGTCGCTTAAGGGTGCACTAGCCGAAGCCGCTGGGGGTGACGTCGCGAAAACACCTATGCAGACCTTCCGGGAAGCTGACGCGGAATCCATGCGCAACTGGGAAGCCGAAAAGGCGGCGCTGGACAGCTTTCTTGCCAGTGAGGCGGAACGCAATGGTATGTCGCGTGAACGCCTGACTCTTGAGCGTGAAATCGCATCCGTGATGAAGCGCGCCGCCACCGATGGCGTAACGCTGACACGCGCACAGGCAGAGGCAGCCGCAGTCGCTAAGGTCGCAGCCGATGCAGCGCGCAATGACGTCGGGAAGGGTGGTGGTTCGCGCCCCGACGAATTCACCCGTGCTGTGCAGTCGATCAAAGACGAAACGATTGCTCTTGAGCTTGAAGCAACGGCGATGATCGCAACGGCCAGCGCCAGCCGGGACTTGGCGGGAAGCATCGAAGCCGCGCGCCGGGAAGCTGAGTTACTGCATTCGGCCCAGATGCAGGGCCTTGAGCTGACACCGGCATTGCGGGCAGAAATTAAACAGCTCGCCTTGGACTACGCCAGCGCCTCAGAGGCAGCCGAACAGGCAGAGAACGGCCTTGATAGCTTGAAGAGCGCAAAGGAACAGGTGCGCGGAAGCCTAAGCGGGGCGTTCGGTGATCTGGTGACAGGTGCGCGTGACTTCGACAGCGTGTTGCAGTCGGTGCTTGGGCGTCTTGCCGAGATGGCGGCCAGCCGCGCCTTTGAGAATATCCTTACCGGGATGGGTGGCCTTAGTGGCGGTGGTGGTATCCTTGGCACGTTTCTTTCATTGCTGGGTTTTGCAAACGGCGGCTACACCGGCGACGGTGGCAAGTTCGAACCTGCCGGGGTGGTGCATCGCGGTGAATACGTGATGAGCAAAGAGGCCACCCGGAAGATTGGCGTCGGTAATCTGGAAGCGCTGCACAGCGCCGCTAAGAGGGGTTATTCCTCTGGCGGGTATGTGGGTGGCCGGGCACCCCTTAGACCGGCCTCAGCGACTCGCAGAGAGTCCCTGAGCGATGCCGCGCCCGTGGTAAACATCTCTGCACCTGTGACCGTGAATGCAAATGGCGGGACGCCGGAACAGAACAATGATCTTGCGACGAAACTGGCAAAGCAGATGGAAGGCACTATGCGGGGCGTGATAGTAGATGAAGTGCGACGTCAGATGCGGCCCGGAAACATTTTGGGAAAACGTGGCCGTAGTTGATTTTAGGTGAAAGACATGGCGAGAAAAGATGCAAAACCAGAAATGCAACACGTTGTCCCCAAAGCAGCGCTGTTAAACAACTTTGCGTTTCAAAAAACTGGCCAGAAATCACGACATGTATTTTTGTTTGACCGAATAAGAGGCAAACTGGTTACAGGCGCGCCAAGCGTAAACAACGTGTTGGGTCAGCGCAATTTTTACTCTGCGACGGTTGGCGATAGCATTTACTCGATTGAGCAAGGCTTAACCGATTTAGAAGATGCTGCGGCACCGATTATTTCTGGTATTGTGTCGGATGAAAGCTTGAAAAACTTGTCTGATGAGCATCGGGCTTACCTATCCACTTTTGTGGCAGCCCAATGGCTGCGTTCACCAAGAGTTCGTGCGTCACAAGGCGCTTTGAGTGAGGCTATAGCAAGAAAGAGCGCAGTAATTGCGCCAGATGCATCCAACCTTCCTGAGATTGAGGCGTTTGCAACAAAGGTCGGAGTGAAAGTAACCTCAATCAAGTTGATCGCCGATATGACGTCAAATCTTGCTGAGCGACTTTACTCGTATAGGTGGCTGCTTCACCGCGCTCCTAAAGACCAAGGATTTTGGGTATCTGATTGCCCTGTAGTAATGCACAATGAGCATGATTTTGGTCCCTATAGCAACGTTGGATTTGGTGTCTCCGGTGTCCAAATTACGATGCCTTTGAGTTCCGAGATAGCACTCTCGATCTGGCATCCTCGGGTGGTTGTCGATCTTGAGGACGGAAAGAAGGAACTGATAAAATCTCGCGGGCAGATGAAAGCTACAAGTGTGCTCAGTTCAAGAATTGACCACGATGAAGTGGCAGACTTAATCGAGAGCATTGAGCAGAAAATTTCAGGTGTAGAATCCATATTGAACAGCCTGGACAACGGAGCCGCCTTGGTCGCTACTCCTGAGAACATGGATCACTTCAATTCGTTGCAATACGAATGGTCGCAGAGATTTATCGCTAGCAAGAGGAACGACTTTTCTCTCGCAAAAAGAATGTTTGATGACAACCCAGATGGAGGTGTGAAGTTCCGGGTTGATTAGTCGACTTGGGTAAATTTTCCGCAACGTGCATCTGGATGTATCTGCTTGAAGCAGGTGCTCGCCTCGAGTATACTGTCGAAGCCTACGCGGCAGCACAAAGCATCAGCCTACAAAGCAGTCAAAGAAGAGCCACATCCGCTCTTAGACGCCCATACCAGCTCTACTAACAACGCCAGCACCCGGAACATGACGGGGCAGCGAGTCGCCTAGCTGGAAGGTGCAGGAAAGATCGCTTTGGATCGCTCCCCGATGGAAATCATCGGACGCCCCGAACGGTTGCCGCCGGTCACAGACGAAATGGCACAGAAAGACGGTTGCAATGTGCGGTGAGCTTCGGCTCTGGGCCACAACAACCGATCACGTCTAGGTTGGAGGAAAGCCGGGCGTGATGCTCAGTCGAAAGGCTGTAACCGCTTGGCCGTGAGGCCGGGATCGGAGCGCTGCTAGGTCAATGGAAGCCACCTAGTGTTAGTAGCTCTTCACCACCTGTTATATGCAGAACATCCCCCTAGGACATCACAGATTAGGTTGTGTGTTGTCCTAGGGGGAAAGTCCTATGACTGCAGGTATTATTGTTAATTGCTAAAAATTCATTCTGTGCATTTCATATGATCTTCCGGCTGAAAGAACAGAAATGGTGGGCGCGAAGCGCCCGAAAGCGAGCTTTAGCGAGCGCGCAGGAGTGATGATGAATATGAAGGCACGAACTCTGCTTGTAGCACTTACAGGAACTTGGCCGAAGCTGTCCCGGATAGGTGCTGGGAAGGCTGGTTTGAAAACGCCGCCTCCGGAGCTGCGCGCTCTGGCAGAAAAAGCTCATGCGCGCGACGAATTGCTTGAGCATCTCAGCGCGAATATGTTATATTATAACAATTAGGGGCTGGCTTCCAACTTCGCCCCGAGTAGACCTCGCGCCGGATCATCGTTTCGATGTAAGTCAATCGGCGCGGGGTCTTCATTTTCTGAACGTAAGTAAGCACTTAAGCGCGACAATTTGAATGCGTCAGAAGGCATTATCGCGGCTTGATAGGTGGATTCCACCCATGCGAGTCTGGCCGCATAAATCACCTGAGAGGAACATATCATGCAGGCACCCACCGACATCTACATTGACAATGAAACCTATACAGCGCTCCGAGCAGAGCTGGCACACCTGATTACCACGCCCTTTGTGAATGACGCGGATACCAAGGTTGTTGAAGCTCTTGGCGAGATCGGCGGTATCTGGCCCAAGAACGTCATGGATGATGCTGAAATATCTGGAAATTCGCAGGTTTCTGAAGTGGACATTTCAGAAGCTGCCTAACATCAACGACTTACAGGGCCGAATTTTCCTACATTTTCCTACGTAAGTAGAGCTTCGTATTTGCTATAATATGCGAAGTGGCGCGGTCCATCGCCAAACAGACCCGCGCCACGTTCTTTACAATCGACACTAACTTGGAGGCCAATCATGGCAGAAGATTACACGACCCCGAATAACATCGCAAATGATACCGCAGAACACGGTGGCATGCTCATTCATGATTTGGATCAGATGGTTGAACGTGCGGCGCAGGATTGTGCAGCATGAACCCGGTTGCAAACGCCATCCCGCCCAAACCCATTCGGCTTGAAAAATTTCGCATCCCGGCTGGTCTGTTCGAAACTGAGATTGCAGGGTCATGCAATCTCGATGCTGAACACGTCGCCAGCGACAAAGCTGTTTCCGGGCTTTCACATCTGGAAGTTTATGACGGTGGCGAAATGATTGTTCTTTATGGGGCTAGCGACCCGGACCACGTTACAGTGCTGACAAAGACACCGACTGCGGCCTTACTGTGTGTTGCGGCGGGACTTCTGGCGGAGGAAGCCGACTAAACCGGTATTGATTCACCAACACGACAACAACAGACCCGCCGGTGCGAACTGGCGGGTTTCTTTATGTCAAGACTGTTCGACCAATATCTTTCCCGATAGCACATTCGCACATCGAGTAATTCAGGAGAGCAAAATGAAAGTAAGCGTGAGAATTTGGGACACCTCACTTGAGGGCGATTACGGAGACATCCCCGCCTTAGAAGGTGAATGTGATCGGTGCGGTCATACCGTTGAAGTCTACGGTGACAGTGAGAGTTCCGAATTGGCCCTATGCGCGAAAATGCGTGAAGAATGCCCTAATGGCGAAAACAACTTCTATGTGCCAGACCGATGA